TTTTAATTTGCTGAATGTGTTTAGCTTCAGCGCCTTTCATCTTATAAGTTCCTGTAGAAGCATTTGTTGTCTGTTTAGATTTAACTTCAAATCCAATACGTAACCCCTTATAGTCTCTACCTAGCCCATCCTCTGGTGGAGTATATTGTAGGATACCGTCACATGTTCCCCATACAGGGACACCACCAAGCTCTACATACTTACGAGCGAACTCTTCGAACATTGGGTATTGTCTATTATCTCCATTACCGCTCCAGACTCTCTCGAAAGCAAAATCAACTTGAGCTTTTCCCTTCTTAGTCCAATACTCAGCGGCTAAAATCTGACGTTGCCACATATCCCCTACTACGGTACCGATAGCTTGCCATCGAGTGTGAACCTCATCTTGTGGTTCATCAAGTAGAAACGTGTCGGGTTTGTATCCATGGAGGTGCATCCAGATAGCTTGCTCATCAGCTCCAACCATTGAAGGTCGAATCCATTTGCGCACCGGAGGTGCTTGTACTCCCCTCTCGAGGATATCTGCAAAGTTTCTATGCCAGTCCAACATAATAGGGTCGTCTGATAAGTTCTTTCTAAAGTAGCTATCCATTTGTTCCTTGAAGGTATCTGCTAAATCTTGAATGAATACTTGCTCTCTCGGTACGATACAATTTACATCGTCGATAGTCTTAAAGCTTGCTCCTTTGATTGCCATTTAATTTTCCTCCAATGATAAGACGTAATCTTCTTTACTGTAATGTTTGAAATCTTCAACGATACTCTTTAATAATGTATTAATAGACTTCCAATATCCATTGTATGTTGACGTACCATTAATGTTTGCAAGGAAGTACCCATCTTTCAAGTTCATTAAGATGTAACTCTCTCTATTTATCACTAAAATGTCACCATACTGTGGGACTTGTTTTACTTTAAAGACTTTTGATATCAATTTCATTTATTATTCCTCCTCTTAAGATATGCCTCTACTAGTAGTTTACCATAATAGCAGAGACATCGCATGTTTATTTTGCTTTTATATTATTTTACCCAGTTTCTTTCTCTCCAAAGTTTACAATACTCTTGAGGTGATCCCATAAACTTATTAGCACCAATCATATCTTTCCAGTTCTTCCCGATAGCAATATCTGTTTTAACTTCAATGTTGTGTAGAGTTACCGTCTGAGTCATGATTTTCTCTACCCAGTCGATTTCCTCTTGAGTTATATCCTCGGGAACATAAAGTAAAATTTCATCGTGGATTGGAGCAAGTAAGGAGAAATCCCTTCCGTGTTCTCTTTTATGCTGACACCATTTATCAAGTTGAAGCATTACAAGTTTAGTCTGTTCAGCCGCACTCCCTTGGATCACTGAGTTTACTGCTTGACGGTCAATACCTCCCTTTATAGATTTTCTTTTCCATTCTGGAAGCAAATCCCACGGGATAGGTATGTCTTTCCCTTTGCGTCTCTCTTCTAAGTCATACCCTTGACGTCTCATCTTATCGACAGCTACAATGTTTCTACTCTCTTCCATGTATACATTCTTCGGGAGAGGGAGACGTCTCTTATTTCCAAACATCATAGTTACATATCCTTTTTCTTTTGCATCCTTTCGAGTCTGAATCATCCACGGCTCAATAGCAGGGAAAGCTTTCAAGAAGTCTTTGATTACTTCTTCGCCTTTCTTAAGGGCATCCTCTTTCGTGACCTCTTTATTGATTCCTCTATCTTCATAGATTGCTGGCAAGATTGAGTATCCAAGCTCTATTGGGCTGATACCGTAAGTTACGGCTAACACGATTACCTTTGAAAGGTTTCGCCACTGAGTACCGTCACCACATTCATCATAAGGTTTATTGAACACATCAGAACCAATCTTAGAGTAGAAATCAATCCCAGTTTTCCAACCTTGTATCATCTTTTCATCTTGACAGAGATGACCTAGAAGTCGGTTCTCCTGCCCAGAAAAGTCAGCCCCTAGGAGAAGCATTCCGTCGGGAGCTTCAAAGGCTTGTCTTACTATTTTGTGTATCTGTTGAGCATTGAAATCTTGAGAGCTGAACCTTCCCGTTACAGTCCCTCGAGGTTTGAAATTAGAGTGATATCTTCCCGTCTTCTCTTTTCTGAATTTCGGTAAGTTGTCGAAGAAGTCGTTCTTCAGTTTAGACAAAGACTTCCACTCGAGTATTTTACCTACGATAGGGTACTGACCTTTCATAGCTTTCAAGATTTTCTTTCCTGTTCCTTGCATCTTCTCGCCAGTATGTTCCTCCAAAGCTTTCTGCAATTGAGCAGGACTTGAAAGCAATACATCTTGTCCGATTGCTGACTTGATTTCACTTTCAAGAGTATCAACCATTTCGCCAAACTCTTTAGACTTTCCTTGCATGTGATCCTCATTGATAATGAATCCTACACGTTCCATCTCTACAACTACTTTGATTAATGGTTGCTCTATTTCTAAGTAGTTTTTCCATACATCTTTTAAGTTGTACTTATCATCTTCAGCGGTTGCAATTGCTTCATAGAATTTATATAGCTGATAAGTTATTTTCGGGTCATTTGCTCCATAGTAACGGGCATACTTTAAAGGTGTTCCTTCAAAGCCCCCATTTCCAAATAGGTCACCGTACTTATCTGAAGGAATCCCTAAATACTTCGGCACAAGACTCTTAAGAGCATGACTCATTTCGTTCTCATTGAACATATGAGCAATCGTTTGAGTGCAGTGCCATGTTCCTGTGATAGGTAAATCATCATTGATACACATATGCATATCGTATTGAGCATTGTGAAGTATCTTTGTAGGGATTCTTTCAAGTAAGTAATCTATATATGCTGACCCATATGCCCAGCTTACCTGTTCCTCTCCAGTGGAATGTCTAAATGGCACATAGTAACTTTTATCACTTATAGGATTATAAAGGCAATGACCTACTATTTTATCTTCATACTTATCTAGACCAGTTGTTTCGGTATCGTATCCTATCTCAGTTACCCCTTCGAAGTCATCCACCATGTCATGTAATTCCTCTTGAGTTGTAACCAAAATATAATTATCTGGAGTCTTCTCCACAAGCTCTTCCAAGATTTCTTCTCTGCGGATCACTTGAAGTTGTTTCCAAAGTCTTAACGCTTCAGCTCGACTAAACTTTTTAGCTTTCTTTCCCTCTGGAGTAGGTTCTCTTCCGATGACATTATCTTGCATAGCTTGTTTAACTTCTAAGCATTTCTTTCTATCCGTATCTGACATCTTATTGTTGCTTAGTATTTCCTTCCAAGATTCATCTATGGTTGGATTGTGCTTTGCTTCCTTTACAGCTTTTTCTTTCTTAGCAATCTTTTCAGCTATGTCTTTATGTTCTTTTTCTACTAAGATATCAAGCTCAATAGATTTTTCTGCTAATCTGATTACATCTTCATTTGTTTTCCATCCAATTTTTTTCATTCAAGTTTCCTCCTAAGCCTTTTCTCTCGGCTAGATTTTTTACTTCTTATTTGTTATAAGCCAATCTTACCAGTATATGAATCTAGTGTCAACCATAGAACATAAAAAAAAATAACCCCGAAGGGTTATCCTACATAGATGCCATCGTCAGGGATTGGCAAGTTTATATTTGTAAAGGTGTTACCTTGAGAGGCGAACTTTCTCATATGTGTCTTATTTGTATAGTACTTTAAGTTGAGAGGGGTAGTACCTGTGTAGGCAAAGCTACACTCTTTCAGCTCCACCTCATTGACGGCTAACCCTAAGCCTGACTGGAGCACTGTGAAGGTTGCGTTATTGATTGTCACCTTACATCGAGTAGCTTTAAAAGTTGTATAAGGCTTGTTAGTTTCTGATAGAAACATGTACGCTTTCGAGTTGTACACGAGTTGGCAATCCTCCAGAGTTGTATAGGGAGTTTGTCCGTCTACGTTAGTAATCCCTACTTGGATAATCGTGTCAGTTAGTTTGCAACTCTTTAGTTTTGTATTGAGAGGATACCCGTTGAAGATATGATTTCTTACTTCACAGTTTACAAATTCGGAATCACTGACAGTACACTCAGATAGTACTTTTGTATTCACCGGTTCGAGTCTTACCTTTAAATTCTCAAATGAGCAGTCACTTGCTTGTGATGTCTTGATAGTTAACTCTCGCAAAGACACTGAGGAGTTTGACTTGAAAGTACAACTCTTTAGTTTGTTGACGAGTAGCCAAGCACCGCTTACCATCTCAGTGTATTTTATGTGACAATCTGACATCGTGAAACCATCAGGTAAAGATATGCTTCCTAAATTTTCAAAGTGGTTGTGCTTAACTTCTACTCTGTAAGGACTAGACGCTGTCAAGTTAAATTTTCCACCTACGAAAGAATTACCTTCAATGAGAACATAAGGGCTGTACATTTGTGGGTCCATTAATCCTATATTGTTTAGATTGTTATAGAGGTAGTTGTCTTTTATCTTAGCGGATGACATTGCATACAAGTTAATTGCTGTGAAGTCCGTATCGTGAATGTGATTATTGAGGATGTCCACATCGTAGCAACCTACAAGGATACCGTGAAAGCTATCATAGATATCGTTATTGCGGATTGTACACTTAGAACCGTATGAGTCCTCCATGTTAATCGCATAACGAGTAGGGTCGTTAAAGAGTGGTTTGCCATCTAGAAAATAAGCTAACCCTTTACCGTTACCATGGATACTATTATTTTCAACAATGTTGTGACTACCTCCTAAGGTTATTCCTCCCCTATGCCCGTTTGTGATATCACATTGTTGGATTAAATTATGAGAAGGGATATGACCAAACCATACAGCTAAAGAGTGCTGTCTCACCATGGTTTCATCTAAGAGCTGTAACCTATACTTGGTAGCACCTGTAGGGATTGAAATGTTACTGTAGATTCTTCTTCTTTTGTGAACCCCGATGAACTTGTTGTCCTTGTCATAAAAGAATACATCAAAGAATTTATTGTTCATGCTAGTCAACCTCGTGTAGCCTGTACCTCCAATGTACATTGAGTCGACTTGCTTTTGAGGGTCAACCTGAATAGGAAGCATCTTTGTAATAGTTGTCTTTGGAGTTGTAACCGGAATAGGTAATCCTGTCTTGTAGTCAAGTGACTCAATAGTATTACCCTCGTCAAACTCTACATAGTTTGTATATGCGGAAGAAAGAAAAGAGATGTTGTCACCCATGTAGTCCCTAACCTTGCACCTCTTAAGTGTATTGAATCTTGCACCTTTACGAAATACAACTCCATACGAATGCTCAACGGCTACCTCTTTTGTGTCAAAGAAGCTTCTATCTTCTCTACAGCCGACTATCTCGCCATTCTTAATAGTCGAACTCTCAACCTTTTCAAAGATAAAGGTACTGCCTACAAAGTTGTAATAGTCTGTGCCTACTCGAGTGTCGAGAGGGCTTTTCCTATTGGAGTCATATATCACCTTGAGTTTTGACTTGTTAAGATTTAACTCGATTCCTTCTTTTATCAGTATCTCTCGAGGGTAACACAAAGCATATTCACCACGGGGCAGAACTACAGCTGTATAGTTGTTATCATAAGCATACTGTAAAGCATTGTTGATACCTTGTATGTTCTTGTCAGCTTGAATGAAATCTGCATCGGTGTAAGGCTTTGGGGGAATTCCTTGTTTGATGCCATACAAATCGAGGTTAACTAAGTAATTCATTCACATCACGCTCCTTATAGTTTTGAGCTTTTCGCTCTCTTATTATTTCTCTATTTCCTATAAGGTTCCCTCTAAGTTTTGTACATCAAAAAAGGACAGCAATTTCTGCATGCCCTCTTTAAAACTCATATTTTGTAACTTTTGCGCCAAACTGTTTGACTACTTCCTCACGTTGAGGTTCTTGAAGGTATCCTATTCCCGGCAAGAATATACCCTCGAAAGTAGTTCCTTCGCCACCTTGCCTTCCTTTATTAAGTGAAATCTGAAAGCGTCCATCACATGAGTCGAAAGCGATAAGTAAGAAAGCATCTTCGAGTAACGCTGTTGTCTTTTTAACTTCATTACGTCCGGGAAGTCTAAGTATTCTTTCTCCGCTATCGTCTTTGTCGTCTTTGACTTCTTCAGCTTGCGTAATTGCAAATATGACGGTGTCTGTACTACCTGCAACCCTATTGAGTAATTGACTTGTAGCTGTTGCCGCCCCTCCTGTAGTTTTATCTCTGTTGTACTCGTAATCAAGGAGATAGAACGGGTCAACAACAACAATGTCAGCTTTCGTTTTGAGTATATCCGACTCCAGAGCCTTAACTGATCTATCATGAAAGTCTCTGTCTGTCTTGCCACGGATAGTGATACTTCCCGAGATATACTCATTAAGGTTTCCGAGAAAGTTTCTGAATTCTTCTTCATCGTTTTCAGATAGTTTACCTCTGATAAGGTCGTTACTTTGAAACCCTGCAATGTATTCAGCTCCTCCAATGTTTTGCTTTTTAAGTTTTGCATTTCCTGAGATAAATGAATACGCTCTAGAGATTACCTCGAAAGTTGACATCTCCATAGACCAAATCAATACGTTTGCTCCGTTGAATTGTGCTTGATAGCATGCTTCATCTAAAGTAACTGCTGATTTACCTCTACCGGAACGACCGTACCATGTGTACATATTACCTGTGATCCAATTCCCAATAGCATCTCTCATGGATTTATGCTTAGGAGCAAAGCTTCGGAAGCTCTTACCTGCCTTACGAGTGTCATACTCTTCTAGATACTTAGAAAAGTCGGTCGCAAGATTTGTACCTACATGTTGACGAGGAGCAGTAACTTTATTGATTGAATCAATTCCTTCTAAGAGAGAGCTTGTCCATTCGTCTACATCTCCTTTTCCCCAATTGTCAACATGTTTATTCATGAAAGTTTCAATCTCACGAGATTTTCTTTTTCTTTTTGCTGTATTGATAAGATACTCTAAAGAGTCCTGGACGTCTTCACGGTAGTTGAATCCCGGTACTTCACCCATAAGAGTTCGCCAATCCGGATTCTCTCCGTATCTGTCTATGTATCTAAGTAGGAAACTATATGCTTCCTTCTCCGTATCTGTTTGGAAATCTTCTAGATCAAGACCTAGCTTTTTAGCCTCAATGTCACTATTCTTATTGTCAAGCATTTTAGATAAAATCATTTCCCCACTGAATAAACTCATGTGTTAATCCTCCTAGTTTGTTACTTATACATTTAAGTTATTTCTGCTTTTCCGTCAAGATTCATCTCTTTCGTTTTTTAAGATGACACCACGTTTGCTTTCCCCTAAGAATTTATACTCTCCAGTGTATCTTCTGATTCTATCGTACAAGCGTTGGTCATATATGTCAAGCATTTCCTTCATAGGTAAGTTTGAAGTGTAAATACTTGTAAGGTTCTCCCCTGTACGGTGGTTCACTAAGTTGTGTATATCTGTTCGGAATGCATCTGAAGCATCTCGAATTGCCATCTCATCGAAGACAACAAACCTAGACTTTTTAGCTTTCGAGATACGTCGATAATACTCACGAGAAGCATCTTCAGCAATCTCACGAGGTGTATTACCTCTATTTGCTTTCAAGTATAAATCCTGCAAAGCAGGCATGTCCAAGAAAAATATAGGATCAACAAATGAGCCGGGTTCTTCTTTGAGTACACTTCGGAGATAAGAATACATTAAGAATTCATTGAGAAGCATCGAAGCGGTTTCCGTCTTTCCAGTACCCGTCTCTTTAGAGTAAAAGAATAAATCTTTCAAGCGTTCCTCTGTAGTGTTTCTTACAGAGTTGAAAGCTTTCTTAAAAGTTGTCATGTATCTTCCGAGGTCTTTATAAATGTCAGCTTGGTCTTTGCGACACCTAGCAGTATCATATGTAGTTTGTCTATACTCCGAAGGCAGTAAGGCATCCCCTTGCTTTCCTCCACGGTTATTGAGTCCGTGAAGGCTTATAAAAGCAGGACACGGAGAGTTGCACGTTTTAGCTTTATCACATGAGTTTCTTAAATTACATTCTTTCATTATTAAGTTCCTCCTCAATTTCTCTTATATACTTTTCTATAGAAGTCACAAGCCGTTTAGCATCTGCAAGCTGTTGTCTACTTTCCATCAATTCCAATCGTAGTTCTGTCTCTCGAGACATCCTTGACGATTCTACACGTTCTGGCTTTGTAGCTATTTTAATTTCAAAAGTGAAATCACTCATACGTTTCTCCTCCTAAGTTTTATTACTTACAAGTATCTTACCATAAAAGTTTAAAACATATCAGCCATACTTTCAAATTTTACATTCTTCTGAGCTTCTAACTCTTTAGCTCTTTCCTCTGCTTGTTGAATCTTCCAAATAATCTGCGGCAGCTCACGTTCTCTCATGTAAGAATACATAAAGTTGAATGTCGGATAAGGGTATTGCTTATTACCTTTGTAGGATTTCATTGAGGCATAGATGAAATCTTTCAAGGCTACTCTGCCGTATTGCTTGATGAATTGACTTATAAGTGCATTCTCTTGACGGATATTGTTGCATACATACTCACATTTGAATTTTGCTTTCGCGCAATCTGTTAAGTACGCTCTCGCTGTTGTGCTGTTCCATCTTGAAATTGGACATGCCCTCCAGTCTTTACGGATAGCCGTCTTCTGCTTAGTGTTTAGTTCCTTGAAAAGAAATTCTTTTTCTTCCTCTTCAGCCGCTCTCATATCAATCACGTAGTGTCCATCCATCACTTTTAAGATATCTTCATGTATCATATT